CGCAAAGTTGGGCGCAGAATAACCGTGCCGCCGCAGTTGGTGGACACCAAAGTGCCCAGCGCTGGACTGACGCGCACGCCCCGTATGTCGGTGACTGGGCGCAACGTCAGCGTTGTGTTTGCAATGTTTGCAATTTCCCATGCGCCATCAAGCCCCAAGTTTGCACCAGTCAAATCTGCACGCACGCCGTGCAGGTCAACATAGTCGCCAGGGCTCGCGCCTGCCCATGTTGTGTTGCCAATAACATCAAGCCAGTTGCCGCCGTTGGCCACGCGAGAAACTACAGATTGAACAGTTTGGCCAATGATGCCGGGTTGGTCGCGTCCACCGTTTGTGATAATGACCGAGCCGCCATAAGTGGTTGCGGTAACTGCGGCACCCCAGACCACTGTAAAGCTGTTTGCACCAGTGACAGTGACTTGAACTGGCACAGTCAAGGACGCAAAGTTCGTAACGTCACGAGCGCCTTTGAGAGTCACCCAGTTGTTAGTCACCAAGCCGTGCGGCACATCGGTAGTCACAGTCGCGGTTGTCGTGCCTGTTTTTACAGCAGTTACGATCTTGCAGATTGGCCGCGACATATTGACCGGCTTGAACAATCGGAATCGCGGGAACAGCAGGCTTTCACTTGCGGGTTTGACGCTTGTGCGAGGAACGTCTCGCACCGTCCACTGGTTAAACGCTTGCTCGGGCTTATCCATCACAACCGCTGCTCCAAGTCCAGCCTCAAGCATGAATCGGTTGGTTGCGCGGATTTCGTACTGCCCCCAGTTTGCTCCGGCGACGTAGGTTGGCGCGGTCGAGAGAATCGTTACACGCTGGTCGCCAAGCAGGGCGCCGCTGACTTGGTTGTCGTCGCCAGCAAAAATTGAAACTATGGCCGCGCTGGTTGCAGTGGTGCCCGTAAAGCGCAGGCCAAAGCCATTGCGAGCGCCGGACATGTTGCTGTAAAAATGAACCTGCGCAGTCCCCAGTGTGGGCGTGATGACAGGAACCGCCAGTGAAGGCAAGGCGACTTCATCAGAAAAGCCAACAGCAATCACAGTGCGGTCTGGGCTGATGTAGTTCAGGCAAGCGCTGGGGTAGTTCAGGCGGTTGTCAACAAGACCAGCGATGTTGATCCAATCGCCGATGAACACAGAGCGGCCGCTACCTGCAGCAGGCAGCGCACTCGCGAGCTGGAGGTGCATGACTGTACCAGCTGTTGCGTTATACGCAGCGCCCTGCACTGAACTTGACTGGTAGCAGGAGACGATGTTGATTCGATCGAGAATAGAGTCTGGGCCATTGGGGCCATTGGCAAACAATGAAGCTGTCGCAAAGCTGATGCCTGTGCGGACAAAAGAACCAGCAAACTCCAATGCTGCGGGTTGTGGCACGCCTTCGTTGGTGTTTGTGGCAAATGATTCACCAATAGTGAGTGGGCTGCCGGACAAGGCAATGATTGCCTGCCCGTTGAGGCCGGACACAGCCGCGACGAAATCGCCGCCTGCCCAATCGATGCCTGCAAAGTCGCCCCACTGCGCGGCAAGCTGGGCGGGTATCTCGTTGTCGGGGATGGCTTGGGATACCAGCCCGGAGGTTGCTGTGACTTCGGCATAAGTGCCCTTGCCTGTGGATGTAAACGTCTTCATGACGCCGCTCTGATCAACCTGTTTGATGTCTGGCATTTCTTACTCCTTTTTTGATGGGCTCGGCGAGCCCGACGGGTTTTGTGGCGCTTGGCCGGTTTGCAGTTGCAGCAGCAGGTCAAGCGTGCCGTCGCTGCGCAGGCGGTCAAAGTCCCTTTTTAATTCCGCAAAAATCAACTCGGGCTTGTAGCCACGGCGGCGCAGCTTTTCGCTTATCGTGCTCAAGCCGCCAGAAATTTCAGCCAGGTCGGCTTTGACATCTTGCTCGGGGTTGACGTAGTCCCACTTCGGAGTTGAAAAGTCGCAGCTGTAATCGGCGCGGGGGATTTTGCCGGCCAGCGTGGCGGCGTCTATAAACGCGCGCCAGATAGGCTCCAGCAGCTTGGGGATCAATGTGAGCCACTGCGTTTGCTCTGCACCGCGCCTGAACTCAAGCAGGGCAACCCTGGCGCTTGAGAAGTTGACCTCGCGCACATCGCCGGTCAGCATTTCGTAGGTCACGCCCATGCCAGCTGCCACCAGGTGCAAACTAAACTTGACGTATTCAACATAACCCGGGGCAACCTTGGGCTCGACCACTGTCAGGTTAACGCCCGCTGGCACTTGGGTGATGCCGCCACTGGCCAGCGTGCCCAGCTCGCCAGTGTTGCGCACGGTGGCCTGTGACTCGCTCTCGGTCATGCTCATGTTGGTCACGTCGCCGCTGGCCAGCACGCTCAGGCGGGTTTCGAGGTTTTTGCGCTGCAGCTGGGCGTCTTCGTACAGCTGCAGGTCGCGCACCCGGGCAATGACCGGGGACAGGCGGGGGAACCCGCGCCGCAGCCATGGCCGCTGTGGTTTGTACAGGTGCATCATGCTAGAAGCAGGCACCGGGTAGCGGCTGGCCCGGCCACGGTTGAAGCTGATGATCTCGCCGGGGTGCTGGTCATACAGCCAATAGGCCACGACGCGGCCCAGGGCGTCGTATTCAATGCCGCTGGTGATGGTGTTGTTGCCGTTGGTACCGGTCTTGCTGCTGTCCAGCCAGTCCACCTCAAGCAGCTGCAGCTGCAGAGGCACTGGCAGGTTGTCTTCAGCGCGGCGGGTGCGTAGGCGTATCAGCACCTCGCCGTCTTGCTCCATGGCGCGGTAGGCGGCAGCCTGCAGGCCGTACAGGTCAAGCCTGCCGTCTGCATCGGCCACACGGGTCCAGTCGGTCCACAGCTTGTCAATGTCGGCCGCATTGGCGGCCAGGCTGCGGGGGGTGATGCCGGTGCCGATGGTGTTGGCCACAAGTGATTCCAGACCGCGCGCTATGTACGGGCTGTTTTGCACAAGCGAGCGGGCTCGGGCGCGCAGGCTGCTGGCGTCGGCGCGGTGGTCTGTGTTGGCGCTGGCGCCTGCGCGGCGTGGCCGCCAGCCGTCTTTTTGGCTTGCGCCTTCGTAGGCGCGGGTCAGCATGTCGCGGGCGCGTAGGCGGCGCAGGCCTGCGTCTGGGTTCATAATGCCGATGAGGCGGTCAAGCAGGTTGGCTGCCATTAGTCACCCCTAAGTGTTGCAAACTTGACTCGGTAGCTGCCGAGCCGTGTGCCGCTGGTGGCAACGGCGGCGGCTAGCTCGCTGGTGATGATGCTGCGGGCTTTGATGAGGTCGTCCATGCTGCGGTACTGGACCTTGCGCCCGTTTAGTTCAACCGACAGCTCGCCGGTGGCGACGGCGGCGTTGATGTTGTCAAGGTCTGTTTGATTGAATGCCATGGCGGTCTGGGTGTGTTTGCTTGTTTAGCCGGGCTGTAAAGGCTCTAAAGTAGCTGGCTGGTTGTCTCATTTCCCGGAAAATTGAGACGTTTTTTTGTCAAGGCTGCTGGTTTTGCCGGGCTGGGGCCTGTACCAAGACCAGGTATATCCACAGTTTTGGCATTCGTAGGCTGCGTAATCCATCGTTTTGTAAAACTCCGCCCACGGGCGCAGATCGACCGGATTGATCAGCTGGCGCACATGGCCAACTACATGGCCTTCGGCAATAGAGCCTGCTTTGCAACAAACACAGACTTGGTTGATGCCATGCGGCAACCCCAGGCCAAGGGGGCTTTGGCCGATCGGCACGTATTTAAAAGCGGTATTAAAAACGTCTTGCTGGGTGTACATTGGTATGGCGCTCTTGGTAATTTATCGGCTTTGAGCCTGTTTGCCGGGCTGCTTGATGTGCCGGTAGACGGTTGCCCGGCTGATGTTCAGGCGGCGGGCCACTTCGCTGGCGTTGCGGCCATTGAATAGCGCAAGGACATCGGCAGACTGCACGCGGCGACCGGCGATGTAGCACTCTTCACCCGCAAACTCTGCGCGCACGGCGTTTTTAATCTTGTTGATTGGCTTTGTCGTGTCAGATGCCAGTTGCTTGATGGCCTGGGCCAGCACTGGATCAGACAGGATGTAGTCAAACAAGCGGTCGACCAAGTCTGGCTCAGCGCGGAGCAAGCGGTCAAAGTCGGTGGTTTTGGCGTTTGTCATGGGCTACCAATCTCGTTTCATGGCGGGTGGTTTGCTTGGCGCTGTGTTGCTATGTCTTTGTGAGCTGCTTGCGCCCGTATTTATTGGACTAGAGGCCAAAATGGCGGATGTTTCTGGCTGT